TGCATGACGGCACTGGCGTTACCACCATTCAGTTGGAGCGTGTCTGATGGCCCATGTCCGCAAGCAGATCAGGGACAGGGTTGAGAGCATCCTATCGACTGGCGCAACGCTGGTCGGCGGTCGTGTTTATCCATCTCGCGTCTATGCTCTGAGCGAAGCGAAGCTGCCCGCGATCACGATCTATGCCAACTCTGAGGCATCAGGCTTGCAGACGATGGGCGATAAGACCTTGATGCGGGATTTGTCACTAAGCGTTGACGCATACGTCCGCGTGACAGATACATTCGACGATGATGTTGATGCAATCGCGGTGCAGATCGAAGAGGTCATCGCGGCAGACTACACTCTCAATGGACTGGCGAAGAACACGGTTCTATCTTCGTCCGAAATTGAGTTTGATGGCGAAGGTGAACGCCCAGTCGGCGTTGCCCGCTTAACCTACACTATCCGATATGTTACAACTATCGGGGATGTGGAAACGGCCAGATAAGGAGGCTCCAAAATGGCTACACACGCAGGTAGCGAAGGGACCGTGAAGGTCGGTTCCAACGCAATTGCAGAGATCCGCTCTTTCTCCATTGAGGAGACTGCGGACACTCTTGAAGACACCACGATGGGCGACACCGCCCGCACCTACAAGTCGTCGCTGACCTCGTTCAGCGGCTCGGTTGACGTTCTCTGGGATGAGACTGACAGCAGCGGTCAAGGCGCTCTGACTATCGGCGCTTCTGTCACGCTGAACCTCTACCCCGAAGGCGATGCCGCCAGCGACACCTACCTCACTGGATCGGCCATCGTTACCGGACGCTCGATCAGTTCGTCCTATGACGGCCTTGTCGAAATGTCGATCACCGTTCAGGGCAATGGCGCTCTGACCACGACCACGGTGTAATGACATGAGCATCGCCCAGCGCATCGCTGCAAATCGCGCCGCACAGGCTCGCAGCGTTGTCGAGGTGGCGGATTGGGGCGAAGGGGACAATCCTCTTCGCCTCTATTTCGGACCTGTGACAGCCAGAGACATTGAGAAAGTTCAGCGCAAATATAAGGATTTCTTGAGCAACGCCACTATGGGGGCGATGGTCGAGATGATTATTCACAAGTGTGAAGACGAGAAAGGTGAAGCCGCTTTTACACTGGAAGACAAGCCGATCCTGATGGGTGAACCTATTGGCACCATCGCTCATGTGTTCGGTGCGATCTTCAATTCCACATCTGTTGAGGATCAGGAAAAAAACTAAAGAGCGACCCATTCAGGTTTAACTTAGTCGCGCTTGCGGATCGACTTGGAAAGACCATCGCAGAGATTGAGGAAATCAGTTTAAGCGAGTATAATGAATGGGTCGCATACTTCAATTTGATGCAGGAGCGAGAAAAGCATGGCCGTCGAAAAACTAACGTTTGAGATGAACGCGGTCGGCAATGCCGTTCCGCAGATGCAGCAAGTGCAGAAGCAGCTGGCCGCCGTCAATTCCCGACTGCAAGTTGCAAGCTCAAGCATGGCCGTGGCTGGCAGAAGCAGCGCCCGCATGGGTTCTCAAGTGCAGAACGCTGCTTTCCAAGTTGGTGACTTCGCCGTTCAAGTTGCCGCTGGCACCAGCGCCACGCGGGCGATGGCAATGCAGCTTCCGCAGCTTTTGGGTGGCTTTGGTGTATGGGGCGCTTTGGCTGGTGCTGCCGTTGCGGTAGGCAGCGCATTGCTTCTGGCAAGGAAGAACACGGATGACCTCACATCTTCATCTTTAAGTCTTTCGCAGGTTACAAGTGATCTAAATTCGACAATGGACATAGCCACCATGTCCGCGAAGAAAATGGCAGAAATGTATGGCGAGGGCGCGGCCCGCGTTCGAGACGCCGCTGTCGCTTTGCTGGAACTTAGATCGGCTCAAGCTGGGGCGCGTTTGCGCGACATGGCTGTTGCGTCGAAAGATGTGATCGAGCAATTTTCGCTGTTTGGGTCTGTTGGTGAAACCTTATCACCAGCTATGAACCAAATGATGCAAGACTTAAATATGACATGGGAGCAGGCCGAGCAGTTGCAGCGTGTTTTTGGGGAGATTTACAGTTCTGATCTCTCTAGCGCCGCAGAAGTTTTTGGGAAGCTAGATAATACTCTGCGTGATGCTGGCATAACTGCTGAAGGACTGCCATTTCAGTTAAGAAGCGCCTTGATCGAATTTGGCTCTATGACAATGGAAGCAGAAGAGTTGAAGGCCGCGATGGAGCGGGCCGACAGCACCGTCGAACAATTCTCTCTAGGCGCAAGCATTGCAATCCCGGAAGCTGCGAAAAAGGCGTCTGAGGCTCTTACAGAAATGCAGGAACGCACGAAGTCTATTGCCGAAACTATGCAAAGCGCAATGACCAGCGGCTTCATGTCTATCATCGACGGCACCAAGTCGGCCAAGGATGCCTTCCGCGACATGGCCCGCAGCATCATCGCCAAGCTATATGAGGTGCTTGTCGTGCAGCGGCTTGTCGGCTCTTTTGATGCGGCGACTGGGACAGGCACAGGGCTGACTGGTATGTTCATGAGTGCTTTCGGTGGCTTCCGGGCCAACGGTGGTCCAGTTTCAGGCGGAACACCATATGTCGTTGGGGAGCGCGGGCCGGAACTCTTTGTGCCATCGCGCAACGGAACAATCGTGCCGAATGGCGCTGGCGCAGGCGTGACCGTCATCCAGAATAACACTTTCGGCAACGGTGTCAGCCGCGCCGAAGTTCAAGCGATGCTGCCGCGCATTGTCGAAACCACCAAGGCCGCTGTGTTTGACGCGCAGCGCCGCTCTGTCAACGGGTTGGGCTACGCATGACCATAAGCTATCCTCTCAGCCTGCCCACGCACACAGGTATTCGCTCGATCAGCCTGCGGGCCATCAACGCGGTGGCATACGAGCGCAGCCCGTTTACCTTCGCAGGCCAAGCGCAGGCCAGTGCAGGCCAGATGTGGGCCGCTGATGTAACACTGCCGCCGATGAAGCGAGCTGACGCCGAGCAATGGGTCGCATGGCTGACCAGCCTGCGCGGCCAGTTCGGCACATTCATCATGGGCGACCCTATCTCGGCCATCGCTCGCGGGACTGCTCGCGGGACGGATACGGTCACGGTCAACGGCGGCTCACAGACAGGCCAAGACCTCGACATCACCAGCGACCAACTCAGCGAGACTGGCTACCTGCTCGCTGGCGACTACATCCAGCTTGGCACGGGTGCGACGACCAGCTTGCACAA